TTTTGAAAAAGTTAATGATTGTGTTGGTTCTAGTCCCACATCCCAATAATTGTCTAAAATATCACCACCTGCTGATTCTGCAAATCTAATTTTAGAATTTGCTGTACCTTGTGAAGTATCTGTATCTCTTATTGTTAATATTGGGTCAGCACCAACAATCTCCATGATGGTATCAGGACTAGTTGTCCCAATGCCAATATTTTTATCTGAAGCAATGTTTAAGGCAGCACCACCATCTATAGTAAATTGAAAAGAGTTACTTGTTGAAAATTCAAAAGGTGCTGTAGTTGAATCAGATGCTGGTGATAGAATTCCCATATTTCTATCATTTGTACCTAAATCACTACTAAATAAAGCTATGATTTGACCTGTTCCATCTTTTTTGGTATGAAATTTAGCTAAAGGTGTATCAGTCCCTACGCCAAGTTGCCCTGAACCATCTATCCTGACATACTCTGTACTGCCTTCACCAAAAGTTACTAAATCGCTACCACCTGAACCAAACTGCATATAGCCCATTTTAGTAGTATCAACTTTACGTTGTATTTTATGTGCTGCTGTTGTCCAGCTTGTACCATCTGCAAGTCTTTCGGTTGTAAATAAAAGGCTGTCAGTATTAGAAGTATCAGAACGTAATGTTAATGGAGTAAGCTGGTCACCTGCTGTAGTTCCTAAATCATTATTTGAACTTCCAATGGTTAAAGCTTCTCTAACTTCTGCACCTTCTGTAGTTGTTAAAATACTTAAAGCATTGTCGTAGTAAAGTTTTGAAGCACCACCATCTTCAAAATTTGCATAGAGTTTTGATGAATCACTGTTCGATAGTCTTAAGTCAGTTGCTGCTCTAATATATAAAATACCTGTTCCAACTTCATCAATAAAACTATTACTACCATTATGATAAATCTGTAAATCTGAACCTGCTCCAAAGACTGCTTTGTCGTTATCGCCAAGGCTAATGTTTCCTGTAGATGTTAAACCTGTAAGCGTACCAACACTTGTAATATTAGGTTGAGCTGCTGTAGCTAGTGTACCTGTTATAGATGTATTAGCTGTAAGTGTTGTAAATGTTCCCGCAGCTGGGGTTGTACCACCAATGACAGAACTATCAATTACTGCTCCGTCTAAGTTTAATGCTACTGAAGTACCATTAGATGCAAAGATTGCATCAAGAGTATCGAGATCAGCGTTTAGCTTTGTTCCCCAAGTATCAGTAGATGCTCCTACCTCTGGTTTGGTTAAGTTTAAATTCGTTGTATATGTGTCTGCCATAATTTAATTCCTGTCTATGCTGCTTCTGTCCAGGTATCATTATTATTGGATACTTCTGTCCAGTTTGTTGCTGTTACTGTCTGTTCAGAATAGGTAGTTGTAGTAACATTTACTTCTGTCCAGCTCGTAGCTGGTACATTTTGATCTGTGTAATTTGTATCTGTCACAGATTGGTCTTCCCATTTTAAACCACCTATCGCAGAAAAACCACTTATTTGTTGTAGGGTTGCTTGACCAAAGTATGTTAATCCTGCGTTTGCTGTGATGCCACTTTCTTGCGATATAGTAGCTGCACCACTTAATACCATCTCTGGTATTGCTGTTACATTTGATGTTTGATTTATCGATGCTTCACCTAAAGCAATACGAACACCACTTGCTGTAAATCCAGATGTTTGATTGATGGAAGCAACACCATCTAGAACAATCGTTGCCGTAGCACTTACACCAGATGTTTGGTCTATTGATGCAACACCAAGTTTAACTACTTCAGCAGTAGCGTTTAAACCAGATGTTTGTGCTATGGTTGCTTCAGCTACATCAATTTGTCTACCAATAGCAGTAAAGCCAGATGTTTGGTCGATGGAAGCTGAAGATAATTTAACTACCTCTGCTGTTGCACTTACACCGCTTGTTTGTGCAATCGTAGCAGATGCCGTTATAACAACAGTTGCACTAGAAGTGAATCCTGAAGTTTGATTAATTGATGCGGATGCTGATAGTGTTAAACCAGCAGAAGCCGTAAAGTTTGATTGTTGGTATATTGTGGCTGTAGCAAACTCATATTCGGGAGTGCCATAGTCGGCTATCCCGTAACGAAGTTGACCATAGCCAATAGAGGCCATGTTATTACGCTAATGTAATATCTAAATCGCCAGCGTCAAATCTAAATACATCACCACTTGATACAGTTTTAGATGCACTTAATGCTGCCCAACCTAATAAGTTACCACTTGTAGAAGCATCAAAAACACCAACATGAGTTACAGTTCCCCATGAACCAGTTGCCGTTACAAATTCAACTGCTGATCCGTTAGTTGCTGTTGTTGGTGAAGTTCCGCTTACAGTCATTGCTGCCATACTTTTACGAGCATAAGAACCGCCAGAACATTCTGTTCCACCACCTGAGTCAGATGGAGCAGCAGTAAATAAAGCAACATATAAAGTTGATGGAGCTGTATAAGCATTGCCACCAAACACATGGTTTAATACTTTATCTTCTAAGTAATCTGAAAATCCAGCCATTCTATTCTCCTTTGTTAATTACCGTAGTAATAATTTTTCTTTTGTTTTTTTCCGTAAGTTCTTCTTCGCATCATTAAAGAACCTTTACCAAATGCAGCCTTTTCTTCTTCTAGCCTCATTTCTTCTAATGCTTTCTCAAACTGTTGAGTGAACATTGGTATTCTGTCATCTTCCATTAAGAAGATTGATGCGTGTTTTAATGCACCATATAAATATACATCTGGGTGTGAGACAGATACAAAGTTACTTGTATTGGAATCACTTAATGCAGATATTTTAGCATAGTAAGTTAGCTGTAGGGTATATTCTACATCGGGTGTTGGTGCTAATTCTATAGAGTCATCCACCATTGCAAAATAAACAGGTTGACCTGTAGAGTTGTTGTTTGCTTTTCTATAGACATCTAATGACTCTATAGATTGTTGGAACAAAGGACTAAAATCGTTTGATGTAATTTCTACATTAATAGCCTCTATCCAATCTGTTGGAACTGATAAGTATTGTGAGTCAGCGGTAGCTGTTGCTCGTTTAATCATGTCTTTAGTTCTTAATCGTCTATTAAGTTCTGCTTCGACATTATCAATGAACGTATCTATATCAGACGTTAAATCTGATCTATTTAGATAATTTGCTATTGCTGTTTTAAGTTCTGCGTATGTCATACTTTACCTTGCCAAGTTCTAAATACTTTATTATCTGGGTTGTTGAGCCACTCTTTCCATTTTGCACGGTCTTGTGACCAACCTTCTCGTAATGCTTTTTGCCAAATTACCATGGGTACTTCAGCGATGTGTCGCATATCTTTTCCAGGCTTAGGTGTATTGTCTCTTAGTTTCTTAACGTGGTCAATGACGGGAGCAACATCTTGAGTCGTGTGATAAACCAACTTGTCATCTTCAGTAATGAACTCTGATTTGTAACCAGTTTTGTGGTCGGTAATTGTACGTTTTGTTGCCATATGAATAAGGGTGGGAGAGCCGAAGCTCTCCCTAAATTCTAACTAACTTATGAAGTTGTTAAGTCTGCGACTATACCGTGAGCAGCTTCGTTGCTCATTTCTAATCCATACTCAGCAAGAATCATTTTAGTTTCTGCATCACCTACAGTTGAGATGTCGACTGTTTTGAAGTCTCTTAGGTAAGAAACTTTTGCATAGTCAGGATCAACTAATAATAGTGATCTTTCTCTACTGAAGTTAGATGGAACGATTTTTAACTCACCAAAGTCTGATGCGTAAATAGAAACAGAAGCCTCTACTGTGTTTGCATCAACCATTTGTCTAGCTGAACTTCTACCTGTGAAACCAGAAATTACTTGCTTGTTTACAGGACCACAGATTGCCATTGAAGGCTCTCCACCGTTTGTGAAACAAGATTGTAATACAGTTTTCAATAAGGCTTCAGTTAAAGCTCTTTGAGTTCCGTCTGTTGGAGCAGCTCCGCCACCGTTACCAGCACCGTTAGTTCCTCTTGATACGTTAGATGTAATCCAAGATTCAAAACCACCAGTTACACGAGCAGTTGTAGCATTACCAGTTGTCTTAGCACCTTTTTGACAAAGAGCCACTTCCATGTCTCTTTTCAGACTTTTCGCCATGATGGCTAATTGATGAGCCATTTCTGACTTTTTCCCTGCTGGGTCAGAAGCCTGTTGTGAACCAGTTACAGTTGCATCTCTTGATGAGATTTGTGCTACGTTACTAACTCTAGATGTAGCTGTTGCAGCAGCTCTTGAAAGTTCAAAACCTTCTAACTGTCCTGCACCTGAAGCTGTAGGTAGAGTTTCTGTTTGCCAATCGAAAACTACGTTCTTGATTGAGTTTTTACCAATAGCACTCATGAAAGGAGTTGCTTGTGGTGAGATGTTGTAAATGACGTTACTCAGTTGTTCTCTATCAGAAGTCGCTGAATAAGTATCAAATGCGTTAGTTACTTTTGCCATGATATATTCCTATGTTTAAAAAGTTTATAAAAGTTGTTCAAATAATTTAGCTGCATCCTGGACCTTTCCAGTTTTAGCCAGTTTTTGACGTGCTTTTTTCACAGGAGTTGTTGACTTGGGAACATTTGAAGTGCCAGGTCGGGCTGTACGAGCTGCCGCTTTCTTTTCAGTTGGTTTCACTTTAGTCGCTTGTTGTGTTTTATGTTGTAGCCATGCGTTTCTTAAACCAAGTAAAACTCGGTAGTCATAAACGCTGTCCATCTCTTGAGGTGTGTACCCAAGAACATTAACACCGTAATCACGAATTGCCATCTTTTCTTTTGATGCCACTTCGTTATCTTGCCATTCTGGTATTTGTTCAAGCAGCTGTTGTTGACCGTATTGCAAAAACTGTTGAAGTTGTTGCTGTTGTGCCATCGCAGACTCTTGTTGAAGTCTTCGAGACTCAGCTTGTACGGCTTGTAACTTTTGCTTTTTTTCATTCCAGATGTCTTTTTCACGGACATAAGCAATAGGGTCAGCTTCGTAAAGTGCGTTCCAATCTGGCTCGTTTTCTAACTCGCCTTTCAAAGTTGATTCCATTCTCGGTAACAACTGTGAATAAATTGCGTCTTTTTGAGAAATCTCTTGATATTTGGCTTCAACAGCTTTTCGTTGTTGAGCTAATTCTTGAG